TGGGAGCCCTTTATAAATTTCACCTTAAAAAAATCAAAGATGCATTTGTGGAAGCAGGATTTTGAGATTTTTTCAAAAAATAGGTGAACGTTTTCAAAGTTTTCGCATATGTACTGGGTGCTGACACTAAACGAAAGGAAATCAACAATGAACATCAACTTCATCACTCAAGAACCGGCGGACGAATACCACGCCCGCAGTCGTAGCGGAGAATTCATGTCCAGTCATCTTCTGGCAGACTTCCGGGAGTCTCCGGCTCTCTACCGCAAAAAGGTCACCGGTGAAATTGAGGATAAAGACTCCTCCGCATTTGTGATCGGTCGAGCTGCCCACTGCCTGATCCTCGAAGGCCGCAAGGCATTTGACCGAGACTATGTGGTTTCTGACGGTCCCATCAATCCCCGGACTGGCGAAGCCTATGGCAGAACAACCAAGGCTTTTGCAGAATGGGCAGCAACACAGGAGCGAGAGGTGATTTCCGGAAAGGACTTCGGTTTTATCTCCCAACTGCAGACCAGTGTTTGGCTGCATCCAGTCGCAAATGATCTTCTGGCACACGGCGTTTCGGAAGGTGTGGTACGGACAAACTATTGCGGCGTTCCCTGCCAAATCAGGATGGACTGGTTCAGCCCGGAACACGGTCTGGTGGATCTCAAAACCTGTGACCAACTGAAATGGTTTGAATCCGATTGCCGCCGTTACGGGTACATCCATCAGCTGGCGTTCTACCGGGCAATCATCCGTCAGGTCACCGGAGAAACCGTCCCGGTTAAAATCATCGCAGTGGAAAAGAATGAACCTTTCGCCTGCGGTGTGTGGAAGCTGGGGGAGGAAATGCTTGATCTGGTTGAACTTTCCAATCAGAAAGCTCTGCTCTCTTACCGTGAATGCTGTGCCACAGGCAACTGGCCCACTGGCTATGAAGAAATCCGTACCATCGCATCACTCTAACTCTAACATAAAGGAAAAACTCTATGGGAATGCTTGATAACATTCAAACCGGAAAAGAAAACAAACCGCCCCGCATTATGATCTACGGCTCGGAGGGCGTGGGCAAGTCCACCTTCGGGGCATCCGCACCTGACGCCGTCTTTATCCAGACGGAAGACGGACTTTCTGAAATCGACTGCAAAAAGTTCCCCTTGGCGCACACTCTTGCAGAGGTCGTCAGCGAACTTACCGCTTTGCGTGATGAGCAGCACAGTTTTCGCACGGTAGTCATCGACTCCGTTGACTGGTTGGAACGCATCATCTTTGATGAAGTGTGCAGAGAGTTCGGCGTCCGCAGCATTGAAAAGGCTGACGGCGGATATGGTCGCGGCTATGTTCACGCTCTCACTCACTGGCGCAAGATCCTGAATATCCTGCAGGAACTCCGGGATAAACGCGGCATGATGATTATTCTTGTTGCACACGCCAAAGTGGAACGCTTCGAAGATCCGGAAAACGCTGCCTATGACAGATATACTCCCCGTCTGCATAAACACGCCGCAAGTCTGATCGCCGAATGGGTGGATGCCGTCCTCTTTGCGAACAAAAAGTTCCGTGTCACCAAGGAAAATGCCGGATTCTCCGGGGAACGAGCTATTGCCGCCCCCATCGGAGCAGACGGTGGTGAACGGATCATCCGCACCGTTGGCAGTCCCGCTTGTATCGCAAAGAACCGTTTTGGTTTGCCTTCGGAAATTCCGTTGTCCTGGCAGGCGTTCATCGACGCTTACGCAAAAGTGGAGGCCGCCCATGCATGAAGTGATCCGTACCGCAAGCCGAACCATTCCCTGTGATCTTTGCGGATTGCCCATTCAAAAAGGCGAAAAATTCCGCTTCATCAAACAGGAATACGGCGGTGAAAGCTATTGTGAACACATCCGCTGTCCCCAGGCGAACGCCGTGGTTACTGTCCGTCCCGATGATCCGCTGCTCCCGAAAGTTAAACCCACACTTGCCCTGAATATGGCATAATCAAACAGAAAAGGAAAAACACTATATGGCTACCATCAATTTTAACGCTAACGAAGTCGAACCCTCAAGCACTTTTGACGCAATCCCTGCCGGAAAATATCAGGCTGTGATCACCGATTCCGAGTTCCGTCCCAACCGTGCCGGGACCGGGGAGTATCTCCAGCTGGAATTTGAAATCATTGAAGGTGATTACAAGAACCGCAAGCTCTGGGCGCGGTTGAACATGAACACCCCCAACTCTGAAGCAGTCCGCATTGCCCGTGCCGACCTTGCCGCAATCTGTCACGCTGTCAACGTCATGCAGCCCCGTGATACCATTGAGTTGCACAATCTTCCGTTGACTATTGTGGTCAAGTGCCGCAAAAATCAAGATGATGAGATCGTCAACGAAATCAAGGGATATGCTCCCAAAGCGTCGCTTTCCGGCGCAGTTTCCGCGACTCCGGCAACGACTGCCCCCAGCACCGCAAGCGGCAACAGTCAGCCCCCGTGGGCGAGATGACGGCAGAATTTGAACTTCCGTGGCCTCCAAGCGTGAATCACTACTACCGGCACGTTGGCAATAGGGTCTTGATCAGCCGCGATGGTCGGCGTTACCGGGAGAATGTTGCAGGTAAACTTGCCGCAGAAAATGTGACGAAGTTTACCGATCCGGTGGCACTTCATATTGAATTATATCCCCCTGACAACCGCAGACGGGATGTGGACAATTCTCTGAAGTGCCTCCTGGACACCTTCACACACGGAGGACTTTACGCCGATGACAGTCTGATCCACAAACTGACTGTCATCAAACGGGAACCAATGCCACCGGATGGGATGGCTTACATAAGGATAGAACCATGGAACGGAGACAAAATGGCGGACGCCAGCGGTACATTGTGCAACAGTTTGTGAAAAACATTTCCGATGATACGGAACGGCTGGTCTGCTTTCTCTATATGCGGAACGCTTCAGATAAAGAGATCTGCAAGCAGCTGAAAATCAGTCAGGAACGGCTGGAAGAAATCAAACTCAAACTGGCGATCGACATGAAAAACGCCGGAATCAGGATAAAGGAGGGCTGAACCGATGGAGCTTCGACCCTACCAAGCCGAAGCGGTCGAGGCTGTTTATAACCATTTGCGAACCAAAGACAACAATCCGTGCATCGTCTTGCCGACCGGCACGGGCAAGAGTGTTGTCATCGCAAAGATCGTTTCGGATGCCGTCTCACAATGGGGCGGCAGAGCCTTGATCCTGGCACACGTCAAGGAATTATTGGAGCAAAACGCCGGGAAAGTCAAGGCATTATGTCCGGAAATTCCCATCGGGATATTTTCAGCGGGGCTGAAAAGCCGGGATACAGACGAGCCTGTTATCGTTGCAGGTATTCAAAGTGTGTATGAAAAGGCGTGTGATCTTGGAGCATTCGACCTGATCATCGTTGACGAAGCACACCTCATCGCTCCTGACGGGGACGGGATGTACCGGACATTCTTAAAAGACATGAAGGTTATCAACCCGAAAGTCAGAGTAATCGGGCTTACAGCAACGCCATTCAGACTGAAAGGCGGACTTATCTGTCAGCCGGAAAATATTCTGAATGAAGTGTGCTACGAAGCCGGACTCAAAGAGATGATCGCTCAAGGGTATCTGTCACCTTTGATCTCACGCTCCGGCAGATCGGAAGCAAAACTGGATGATTTACACATCCGTGGCGGCGAATTCATCAACGCAGAGGTCGAAGCAGCGATGGATAAGGACGACCTTGTAACGTCTGCCTGCCGGGAGATAGTGGATTTAACCCGTGAACGGAAATCAGTTCTGATTTTCTGCACATCGGTGGACCACTGCAAGCACGTGGCAGAAAAAATAACCGCCTTTTCCGGCAAAGAGTGTGCAATCGTGACAGGCGATACCAGCCCCGCTGAACGGGCAGAGATCCTTACCCGGTTCAAAGGTGAGTTCGTACCGGCAGACCTCTTTGGTACACCGAAACCGCAGTTGAAGTTTCTGGCGAACGTGAATGTCCTCACCACCGGCTTTGATGCCCCCAATACGGACTGCGTTGTCCTGTTGAGACCTACAAACTCCGCAGGACTGCTCATTCAGATGATCGGCAGAGGAACACGATTATCGCCCCATACCGGCAAGACAGACTGTCTGGTATTGGACTATGGCGGTAACATCCTGCGGCACGGCCCTGTGGATATGATCCGCGTCAAGGAGCAAGGGGCTGGCAAAGGCGGTGATGCCCCGGCGAAAAAGTGTCCGCAGTGTTTGGCTCTCATTCATGCCGGATACGCCGCTTGCCCTGAATGTAACTATGTGTTTCCGGTCAATGAGAACAACGATAAGATGACCAACACCGCCTCAAATGCCGGAATTATTTCAGGTCAGGTCACCCGTACCGATTACGATGTGCATGGCGTTTACTACTGTACCCACGAAAAACGGTATGCAGAACCCGGAACACCACGGACTATGCGGATCGATTACTGCGTGGGATTCAATGACTACAAGTCAGAATGGGTATGCCCCGAACACACCGGATACGCCCGGAACAAGTTCGAAAAATGGTGGAGTGAGCGTGCCGCTTTCGGCACACCAGTTCCATCTACGGCAAAAGAAGCGGTCGCTCTGGCGAACCAAGGTTTACTGGCAGAACCCACACAAATCACCGTCAAAAACGTTGCGGGAGAGAAGTTTGAACGGATCGTAAAATGGAAACTCAAAGATCGACCCGTCATGCGGGAACCGGGGGATGACTCCGATGAAATCGGGGAATATCACTCCAACAGCCCCGGCGACTTGGGTGTATCTCAAGAGCCGGATTGGGACGATGAAGTTCCGTTTTAACAGGTAGTATTCTATCTGCAAGCCCCGTAAAAACACATTAAAAGTCAAAACAATATACTTTAAGGAGAATACCCGATGGCTTGGGGAACTTATTACAAATTTGAGGGATATTTGTCCCGCATCAGCAAGAGTCAGCTGGAAAGCAAGCTCGAAGAATGTCAGCAAATCAATGATATGCTTTGGCGTGAGATCCTGGCGTACATGGCAGCCACACCGCCCGCAACGGCAAAGGACTGTGAGGGCGAGGAATATCCGTATCCGGAATATCTGGCAATGAAAATCCGGGAACTGCGTGAAGAGATCGAAGAGAACGCAACCCTTATGGCACGAATCAACGACTGCCTTGAAGCGATGCGTGAAAATCCTGAAAATGTTACGGAGGGCTGATTATGGCAAGAGACTGTACTGAACATATCGAACGCTCCCGGAAACGGATCGCAAAATGCCTGAACCTTCTGGAAGCTGTACATGGCGAGCTTGAATTTGTCTTTGAGCAGAATCCGGATTGGAACCCGGACATCAAGTGGCAAGTGGAAGAAGCCGCCTGTAAGCTGGGCTTCACCCTTGCAACCCTTTCAAACTGGTACGATGACGAGGAGGAATAATTATGGCAACAAGAGGAATTATCGCAATTGAAAATCCGGATAAAACCGTGTCGGCAATCTATGTTCATTTTGACATGTATCTGGACGGAGCGGGCATCACACTGACTTCTCATTATAACACGCAGGAGCGGGTGGAACAACTGTTGGCTCTCGGCAATTTGTCAAGCCTTGGTGATCGCATTTCCAAAGATGATCCCGAAGCAGATGCACGGGACACCTGTATCGCTTATCATCGGGATTATGGCGAAGCTGAACAGCCTGCCGAAGTCTGGAATTCTGCGGAAGAACTGTTGAATAACGCCAGCGACAGATATTGGGCAGAGTATGTGTATCTCTACCGCAACGGCGAATGGGTGTATGACACTCCCAGCCGGAAGTATAACTGGAAATCTGTAAAACAGGCGTTGGAGGAATAATCATGCCGAAAATCAACTGGAACATTACCGATCAGGAACTGAAGCAGGAACTCGTGAGCAGCGATAACCGCTGGCACATTTCCAAAACACAGAAGGGCGAAGAGGAAAGCAAGTTCTTTCTTACAAACTATGACCTTTTGCTCACTCCCCACGGAAGCGGTCCCGATTACAAGGTCTGCTTTGAGACCTTCATCGAAAACTGCGACCAGTATATCGAAAAAATCAAAAAAATCCAGCAGGAAGCACGTGAACACATGACCGTCCTGTTGGAAGCAGCAAAGGAGCTTACAAATGAAGATTGAAGAAGTTATTTCCCTTGTTATGACCGAACTCAACCGGGCTGAAGAGGCACACCCTGACTGGCCCAAAGATGATGTCAGAGCTGCTGCGGTGGTCGCCGAAGAGTCCGGCGAACTGGTTAAGGCGGTTCTTGATCACGAAGAAAAGAACACCTCCCGGTACGCAATTATCACTGAAGCTGTGCAGACCGCCGCCTCTGCGATCCGCTTCCTGAAAAACTTTGAGGAGAAACAAAATGTCTGAACTGTTTACCTACAAATTCCACAAGATGCCTGTCCGGATCGTCCGGCTCGACAATGGTAAAAATTACTTTGTCATCCGGGATATCTGCAACATTCTCGGCTTCAGCAATCCCAACCGTATTCTGTCACAGTACACCGAAAATGTACCGCTGTATGAGCGCATCCGCACTCCCGGTGGACTGCAGGTTGTCCGCCTTGTCCCCCGTGAAGATGTGGAACGCATCCTTGCCCCCAACAATGGTCGCAAGGCACTGCTTCTGGAACGCTGGCTCAAACGCGAGATCTTTCCGAAACTGGAAGAAATCGAGTCGGTTTATTCCTTCCTTGCAGAACACCTTGCTTTCATGCAGGAAATAATGAGTGTTCCCATCGAAGAACAGCCCGATGTAATTTTTTGCCTCCCGGATTTGCCTGTGTGTATTGACCGGAGAAAGGTGAAAAAGTAATGCAGACAGATAAGGAAATGATTATTACCGCATTGAAATTGTGGTTTCAGAAAGGAGATGTTTTTGAAATCCGTGTTCTCGATGCGGTAAGTTCCAACTGGATGCGACCTCATATGGAATCAGGATATTTCGATTATGACCATATTGCAGATGCGGCAGAAGCAATCTCACAGCTCCGTTCTTACCGGGGAGCGTATGCAACCGTCAATCCGGTCAATCCGGATCTGCTTGCCCGTGCCTGTAACCGCATCCGTGGTATTACAAGAGAACCTACGACTGCAGATTCTGACATTCTGTGCCGCCGTTGGCTCCTGATCGACTGCGATCCCAAACGGGTGTCCGGCGTTTCCAGTTCAGATGCTGAACACGAAGCTGCGATTTCAACAGCCTGTAAAATCCGTGACGGACTCTCCGCTTCCGGTTGGTCCGATCCCATTGTTCAGGACTCCGGCAATGGTGCACAGCTTATGTACCGCATTGACCTGCCGACAGCAGACAATGATCTGGTGCAACGCTGCATTGCCGGGATCGCAACTGCCAGCGATGAGTATGTCGATGTGGATTTGACCGTGTTCAACCCGGCACGAATCTGGCGTATCCCCGGCACAATGAATTGCAAAGGAGATGATATTCCCCAGCGACCGCACCGCATGGCTCAAATCCTTTCTGTCCCCCAGAAGCGGAAGATAGTTTCGCGGGATTTACTTGAAACTGCCGCTTCCTGGAAACAGGAACAAAATGTCACTCCCGCTCCGGAAGAGGTAAAAGAGTCCGACTTTGACCTTGACCGTTGGATTCAGCAGTATTGTCCGGAACTTGGCGAACCGCAGGTGTGGAAAGATGGGCGCAAGTGGGTATTTCCCATTTGCCCCTTCAACGATGCACATCGCAACCGTTCCGCTGTACTTATTCAACAATCCAATGGAGCAATAGCCTTCCGCTGTCATCACAATTCCTGTACCGGCAACGACTGGCACAAGCTCCGGGAATTCAAAGAACCCGGTTGCTATGACCGTGTGGTGCAAGATACCTCCGGCGTTGACCTCTCCGGAATATTGAACAGGAAGCCTGACAAAAAAGTCACTCCTCCCGAAGCGGAAAAGAAAAAAGAGCCGATCCTTGCCGCAATACCGGAAAAATTACTGAAAGTGCCGGGTTTTGTGACCGATTATGCAGAATACACCATGCGGACAGGACAGTATCCCAATAAGGTATTGGCGTTCTGCAGTGCATTGGCGTTCCTTTCATTCCTTACCGGACGCAGGATCAAGGATGAACGGAACAATCGCAGTAATATTTACCTTGTTGCTCTGGCAAACAGCGGTACAGGTAAAGATCACCCACGCAAAGTCAACATGAATGTTGCATTTCAACACGATTTGGGATGCTGCATCGCTGAATCTTTCGGTTCGGGTGAAGGTTTGGAGGACGCTATGTTTATGCATCCATCCATGTTATTTGAAATTGACGAGTTCGATACCGTGTTCAACGCCTTGAAATTTGCCAAGGACGGACGCGGTGAGTCCATTATGGAAAAACTGCTCCGCTTTTATGGAGCTTCAAACGGGATTTACAAAATGAGAAAACTTTCTATCAGAAATAATGACGGCAAAAAGACCGATGACGACCGGAAAATCATCAACCCTCATCTGGTTATCCTCGGCACAGCCATTCCGAAATTCTTTTATTCCGCACTTTCTGAACGTGTGCTGGCAAACGGTCTTATCGCCCGTTGCATGGTTCTTGATGCAGGCAAGCGCGGTCATGGTCGCAAGCCTTCCGGAGAGGATATCCCGGATGAGATCAACCGTACCATTGAAATCATCAAAAAATACGGTCTGCCCGGTAATTTGACCGAAATCAATGCTGCCCCCATGATCATTGTCGCAGATCCTGACGCAGATGCTTTGCTTACCCGCCTCAATGAAAAATACGACTGTATTTATGATAAGTATGAAGCAGAACAACGTGGCGAGGCAATGGCGTTCTGGGCTCGCGTCTTTGAAAAAGTGTGTAAACTTTCCATGCTGTATGCGGTGAGTCAGAATCCCGTCAAGCCCGTTATCTCCGTTGATGCAGTCAAGTGGGCGTCAGCCTTTGTGGAATATGTCACCGACCAGATGCTTTTCATGGTGGATAATTATTCATACGAAAACCTCTTTGACGAAAAATGCCGCAAGGCGGTACGATATATTCGTGATGCCGGAGGATGTGTTGCCCATGGTGTTCTGCTCAAAAGAATGCATGAGTCCAAGGAAGTTTTCAAACAGATTATTGAAACCATGGAAGAAAACGGGACAATTACGCACGAAATCAAGGGGTCTGGTCCAAGTATGACCAAATTCTACATTTTGCGCTGACAGCAACTCCCCAACAGCAATCATGATTCCCTCTGAAAAGGACAAAAAAATGGAGCACCACCTTGGGAATTAAGGAAGTAAGCCGGGAAGAAAGAATAAGAGATAAATATATAATAATAAGTTGTTTATAATTCTCTATTCTATTAATTCCCTAATTCCCACGACACGCGTTTTTCTTTATTTTTTGTCGTTTTAGCCCCCTTTACGCGTTATAGCTGTGAATTGGGGAATTGGGGAACTTTGCAAAAATCAGGAAAAAAAATGAATTTGTATGCCAATGCTCACGATGTGCTGCCTGCACCGCTGCTCCGTGAGGTGCAGAAGCACTGGCAAGGCACTCTTTATGTACCGCCTCCGCTATGCTCAAGCTCAAATGACCGGGTGTTGAACGCCATCCGTTCAGGACTTCCGGCAAAGGAGGTCGCCAAACAATGCGGTATATCCGTCCGCAGGGTCTACCAAATCGCTCAAACCATGGGTGATGAGAACCCATACTCCACAAAACGCCCACGTTTGCCCCGTGTTGCCGCTTCACCGGAAGTGGAGTAACGGCTTGCCTTGCCGGGAGATGCCCCCAGAAAGGGCATTTCTGGGCGTTCTGGCGGGCTTTGTGCCGGAGGGGACGATTATGAGGCGGCAATGGTCGATATGTGCTTGCTGATCAAATGGTTCCCCCCTATGGGGATATTTGAGAGGGCGCGCGGAAGGACTCGGCATATCAAGCAGAGTTGGTTGCGGACCGATAAAACGAGCGTAAACGGCACGCCCACAACGCCCCACAAACGCCCCTGTAACGCCTGACAGCACATTCGCCGATGACGGTTGCCCATTGACCGTAACCGCCGCCAGTGGGGCTGTGTTGCCCCGAAAAAGCCAAACAAAAACCAAAAGGAAACCTATGAATATTTCCAATATGAAAGTATCGGACATCCGTCCGTATGAAAAGAACCCACGCCTCAATGAAGGGGCGGTGGATGCTGTTGCCGCCAGTATCAAAGAGTTCGGGTGGCGTGCGCCGATTGTGGTCGACAAGGACATGGTCATTATCTGCGGTCACACCCGACTGCTTGCCGCCAAGAAACTCGGTCTTGATGTTGTTCCGGTCCATGTCGCCGACAACCTCACGCCGGAACAGGTGCAAGCCTACCGCATCGCCGACAATAAGACCGGTGAAATTGCGGAGTGGGACTACTCCCTCTTGCCCCTTGAACTTCAGGAATTGCAGGAGGCCAACTTTGACTTATCACTCCTTGGCTTCGATGCGGACGAGCTGGATAAACTCCTGAACGGCGAAGCGGAGGAAATCACCGAGGGTGAGACTGAACCCGATGCCGTCCCGGAAGTTCCGGAAATTCCGTCAAGCCGTGCCGGTGAAATTTACCAGTTGGGCGACCATCTCCTTATGTGTGGAGACGCCACAAATCCCGATGATGTTGCTGCGTTGATGGGCGAAACGGAAGCTGACCTCTGGCTTTCCGATCCTCCGTACAATGTAGCGTATGAGGGAAGCAACGGTCTCACCATCGAAAATGACAATATGTCAGACAGCAACTTCCGGGAGTTCCTGCGACAGGCATTTGATAATGTGCATGAACACATGAAGCCGGGAGCATCTTTCTACATCTTCCACGCCGATTCCGAGGGGTACAACTTCCGTGGGGCTTGCCACGATATCGGGCTGAAAGTCCGGCAGTGTCTCGTGTGGAAAAAGAACTCTCTGGTACTCGGCAGACAGGATTATCAGTGGATCCATGAGCCGTGCCTCTACGGTTGGAAAGATGGTGCTGCTCACAACTGGTACACTGACCGCAGTCAGACCACCATTATGGAGTTTGACAAGCCCAAGCGGAACGATGTTCACCCCACAATGAAGCCGGTGGAGATGCTCATTTACCTCCTGAAGAACTCTTCTGAACGGGGTAACACTGTTATCGACACGTTCGGCGGTTCCGGAAGTACACTTATTGCTTGCGAGCAGACCGGAAGAATGTGCCGCACCATGGAACTTGACCCCAAATACGCCGATGTTATCCGCAGGCGGTGGGCAGAATTCAAATATGGCGAAG